GACTCGATCGGACGACCCTCTTCAGCGTAGTGCGTGGCCTGCAGCGAATCGACCATGCGCTTGCCGAAGCGTTGCGCAAGGAATTCATTCACCTTGTCGTCGAGCTTGTCCTTGCGGGCATCCTCGATTGCGGCGATGACGCTGCCGGTGCTACTGCGGCTGTACGCTTCGAGGGCTGGCATGACCTCGCCGAGCCACTTGTCCGGTGCGCTGGCCGTGTGACGGATGCGGACCTCTTGAAACTCCTGCGCGCCCCATACGATGCGGTTGCAGCAGACGTAATCGAAGAGAAACGAAGCCATGCCGAAAGTCTGTGCGCCGACCTCGCTGTTCCAGAAGAAAAAGCCACGAGCGAGACTGCCGGATTTGCCGTTGCGGCGATTGGGTAGTTCGATGCGGTGCTGCTCATCGGCGAGGAACACGAACATGTCGCGATCGCCTGCAAACAGCGTGGTGTTTTCCTTGGTCACTTCGACCTGCTTGCCGAACTCGCCCGGCACCCTGAAGTCGCCGGTCACGCCATCGCCGAAGTGATTAACCAGCGAGTGCGTGATGTCGTCGTTCCAGATACGGCCGTAGCGCGGGCCAGTGGCTGCCTTCAGTACGCTGTCGCCGTTCTTGTAGAGCAGGACACCGACATCTTCGATGTTGCGCTTGAACTGCAGGCCGTAGTTGATGCAATCTGCAGCGACCGGGCTCGGTAGCGTGCGCAGGTAGCCGGCCGGTGCTTCAGCCAGTTGTGCCAGTTGCCCGAACGACCAGTGTGTCGGTGCATATCCGTTGATCAGCAGCCCCTTGTTGTCTTCGGTCGGCGATGCAATCAGCTTGCGCGACGACACGACTTTTTCGCCGGACAGCAGGCGCTGTTGCTGGAAGTGATCGAGCATGTCATTCAGATTCGTGTAACGCTCGTCGGCCGGGCGCGTTGCCCATTGGTTTGATGCTTGCATAAGTGTTCCCATTTGCTTCTCCTATGCGGGGTATCCGCCCGCTACGGTTACGGCAGAGTTGCCGGTACAGCCGCCTGTCACGCGGCTATGGCTGCTACTCTAAGAGTGCATCAGGTTGCGGGTGCGCAGCGATGTCATCTCAATCACTGCGCGCTGGTAGGTCGGGAAGCGTTCGCTGCGGTTGCTGGTGCGGCAATCCATGACCTGCCATTCGGTCGGCTGTTCGATCCGGTCGGCGATACCGATGATCATGTACGGATAATCGGCACCGACGCTGTGACCTTGCAGGCCACCTGTATTGATGCCGTGGCCGGTGTAACGGACGGTGGTGGTCATGGCAGCAGCGCTTCAAAAAACGCTTGCGGCTTGAGCCCGCCGAAGCTGCCGGTCATTTCGTTCAGCAACTGCCCGCAGTGCTTGCTGGTGGTCACGCTGAATTTCTTCTCGGTCTTGTACGTCACGCCATCGATTTCAGCGACGACTGGCGTCTCATACGAGAAGCCGATCTGGTTGCCGTTGTTAAGTGTGAGGATGGTGCGGTTCGACCCTACTTGATTGAGCTTCATGGTCTGTATCTCCTGTGAGTGGTGGTTAATTCCACCGCAGCAGCGTCCGCGTGTGCAGGCGCTGCGTCTGTGGTTATCTGGCCGGACTTCAACTGAGCGGGGAGTGAGCGTCACTTCGCGCCGGCTTGTTGCTAGGGTGTTTCGATCGGATTGTTAAGGAGCGGCGGGTCACTGATGCACCCAACTGACGCCACTATACATGGCTCCATTGGAGCTGTCAAGGATTATTTTGACATCGGTTAAAAATGTGGGCACCCTATCGCCGTCGCCTAACCGATTGAGAAAAACTATGGACGCTTACTGCATCAAGATTTGCGTATCGCCGCAGGGCATCACGGTCGGTACGGAGCCGATAGCCGAAGAGATGGATGAGCCGCAGGGCACGCCGGTCAAGTCAATCGAAGAGGCGCTGCAGCAAGTGCAGGCGATCTACTCGCAGCAAGGCGAAGACCCGGCCGCTGCTGAAGCGCAGGGTGACAAAGACTTCACGAGCGGCTTTGCCTAGCATGGCTGCATTTACCGACGACGAGAAGGCTATGTACGTTGCGCTTGTGTGCCGTTCCATGAAGGATGGAATGACGGCACGCAAGGCTGCAGCGATGCATGGCGTACCGATCTCGTCGGTGTGGGACTGGTGCCACGCAAATCCAGTCTGGCTCGGACAGTATGAGGAAGCGCGCGGTGCTTTGTATCGTCACTGGGAAGAGGATATCGTCGAGATATCGGACGAGCAGCACGTCGGCCAGATCGTCAAGGACAAGATGCTCGGTCGAGAGATCGAGACGCGCGATATGACCGATCATCGCCGACTGCGCGTCGAGTCCCGCAAGTGGCTCCTGTCCAAGCTCAAGGCCCGCCAGTACGGCGACAAGCTCGCCCTTGGTGGCGCTGATGACCTGCCGCCTATCCAGAGCAAAGCTGACGTGACGCTCGCTCCTGAAGATGCCTACAAACAGATGATCGGGATCGGTGGAAATGGGCGCACCTGAACTCAACTGGCTTGATCCAGATTATGACCTTGTATTTAGGTCACGGATCGAAGCTATTGAGCGGCTGCGAGCAAAGCCAGAACTGGTGCCGGCCGTGCTTGAGTTCTACAAGGACAATCCGGTCGCGTTCATCACTGATTTCGGGATGACGTTTGATCCGCGTAATGCAGAGATTGGCAAGCCGACGATGGTGCCCTTCCTGCTGTTCCCGAAGCAGGTAGAGTTCATTAACTGGTTGGTTGAGCGTTGGCGCGGCCGCAAGGACGGACTGGTTGAAAAGTCACGTGACATGGGCGTGTCATGGCTGTGCGTTGCGTTCGCTGTCTGGATGTGGCGATTTCATCCCGGTACGGTGATCGGCTTCGGCTCACGCAAGGAAGAATACGTCGACAAGCTCGGTGACCCGAAAAGCCTGTTCTGGAAGGTTCGCCAGTTCATCGGCCTGCTGCCGCAGGAGCTACGGCCGCGCGGCTACGACGAGAAGCAGCACGCGCCACACATGCGCATCCTGAACCCGGAGAATGGAGCGGCGATCGTCGGCGAGGCTGGTGATAATATCGGACGCGGCAACCGGACCAGCATCTACTTCAAGGATGAGTCGGCCCACTACGAGCACGCCGAATCGGTTGATGCTGCGCTGTCGCAGACCTCGAACTGCAAAATCGACGTGAGCACGCCGAACGGGCCGGGCAACCCGTTCTATCGCAAGCGACATGGCGGCAAGATTGAAATTTTTATATTCGACTGGCATGACGATCCGCGCAAGGACGAAGCGTGGTATCGCAACCAGTGTGCAACGCTCGATCCGGTTGTCGTTGCGCAAGAGATTGACCGCAACTACGAAGGCTCGATCGCCAACTCGTTTATCAGCGGCGATCTGGTGCGCAACGCCATGTCGCGTGGTCCGATGGAAGTGCAAGCAACTGGCGGTCTGATGGCCGGTCTGGATGTGGCACGCTTCGGTGATGACAAAACGGTGCTGACGTTGCGTCGTGGTCGCGTACTGCTCAAGCAGGTCGTGTGGGCCAAGCATGATCTGGTGCAGACGGCGGCTAGAGCGCGCAACGAGATCGCTGCCTATAACATCCGATTGGAACAGATCGCCGTCGATACGATCGGCATCGGTGCCGGTGTGGCGGATATGATGCGAGCATGGTGGCCCGACAAGACTGACCATCGTACCGGCCGCATCACAAAGACTGTGATCGATGTCAATTCGGCAATCCGCATGGACGACGGCCAGAACTACAACCTGCGCGCCAAGATGGCAACCAGTGTCCGTGAGTGGCTGATCGGTGCGTCGATACCGAACGATCCTGACCTGATGACAGACCTGACGGCCCTGCAGTACGGCTATCGGGCCGGGGAACTGCTGCTGGAATCCAAGGACGATGCGAAGCGGCGCGGCATCAAGAGCCCTGACCGTTTCGACTCGCTCGCTTTGACTTTTGCTGTACCGCCGGCTCCTGTGGTTGAGGACCGGATGCCTGCTGTTCCCGCGTATCAACCACACTCGCCCGGCTCGGGCATGTAACCAGAGGAGTATGACAAATGACTTGGACAATTACAGGACCGACACAGATCAGCGAGGGCGATGGTAGCGCGCGTCTGATCGCATGGACTGGTGGTGCAACGGCTGACGGTGCGGCGACTGCCGTCGAGTTGCCTGAATGGGCTGACAACTGCGTGCAGATCATCGGCACGATCGGTGGTGCAACGGTCGTGATCGAAGGCAGCAATGACGGCACGAACTACAACACGCTGAACAATGCGCAAGGTGCTGCTCTGAGCTTCACGGCGCTGACTGATGCGATGAAGCAGATCGTTGAGCGTCCGCGTTACATCCGTCCGAAGATTACGGGCGGCGCTGCTACCGGCATCGGCGTGTATCTGCTGATGCGTCGTGCTAACCCGATGAGGACTTAAATCATGGCAAACAAATCCACAGTGGCGAGCGATCTGCGTCGTTTCGTTACATTCGTGCAGGGGCTGACGGCTGCGGCCGATACGCTCGACCAGATGCAGAGCATGGAAGAGACGGCCCTTGCTACCGAGCAGCGCGTGTCGGCTGCACAGGCGGCGCTGACTGCGCTGCAAGCGCAGATCGCCGATGCAGACCGCGAACTGGTTGACACGCGCACCAAGGGTGCCGCCAGTGTCAAGGATGCGGCCAAACGTGCGCAGGAGAAGACTGATGCAATGGTCGCTGCTGCCGAGATGCAGGCGACAAACATCGTCGATGCTGCACGTGCTAAAGCTACAGAGATTGTTGCGCCGGCACAGGGCCAATATGACACTCTGATCGTGCAGGTTACATCGCTCGGCGATCAACTCGTTCGGATGACGGAAGACCGTGCGTCGCTGGCTGCTGCTATTGCTGCTGCTAGTGACGACCTTGCGGCGGTGGAGGGCAAACTCGCAGCGGCACGGGATGCTGTCGCCAAGATGCTCGGGTGATGCGATGGCGCTGCCTGCGTGCTCTGCAACCGCACAAGACTGTCCGTCACGAACGGTCGGTGAGCGGCTGACTCATATCGAGCAGCAGCTTTCTTCGCTCACGCAATCCATAACGTCGTACATGGACAAGCAGACCGATATCGCTGTGGCCTTTCCAAGAGACCCGCATACCGGCGAGCCTGACTATGATGGTCACTGTTCTGCCCATGAGCAGTGGATTGCGGAGAGTGTGGCGCGTACCGAGTTCTGGAAAAAGATGCGCTTCGAGTTGGTGAAGTGGGGCTTGCTCGGGTTCCTTGGTTGGCTGTTGGTACAGGTTGTTTGGCCGGCGCTGGCAAAGGGGCACGTGTGATGAAGGTCATCATTCGCCGTAGCAAGTGCATGCCGACCGGTACGGTAGGTCGACTAGTCGCCGAGGGTGGATTTGCATGCGACACGCTCGAATTGCCATGGAAAGACAATCAGCGCGGCATGTCGTGCATTAAGGATGATAGCTACATCGGCTGGATATGGCATTCGCCTACATTGGGCCGTCCGGTCATTCGTCTTGAAGACAAGCATGGCCGCAAAGACTGTCTGATCCACAACGCTACATGGGCAGGTGACGTGTCGCTTGATCTGGACGGTGATGGTAATGCCGGTGATCTGATCACACAGGTGCATGGTTGCACCGCAGTTGGTATGGGCTACGGCATGATCCAGCGCAAAGATGGTGAGCAGCAGTTCGGCATCCTGTCGAGCAAGGACACGCTGGCTCGGCTTGTCGAGCACCTTGGTGCCGGTCAGCACACCTTCATTTATGTGTGGGACGCGGGGTGCGAGCCGTGACAGATACACACATGCTGCTGCTGATAACTGTCGCCTTCGCGCTGATCCTGTACCTATGGCAGCGGACCGACGACGCGTTTGATCTACGGCACTTGATTGTGGATACCGCAACAGATCGCGTCAGCCTGTTCAAGCTCGGTCAATTCATCGCGCTGATTGTCTCGACGTGGGCGCTGGTACATGAGACGCGGCGAGGATTCCTGACCGAGTGGCTGTTCGCTGTGTACATGATTTCATGGGCCGGTGCGAACATCGCCAACAAGGTGACGGAGAAGTACAAATCGCTTGAGCCACCGAAGGAGCCGGGATGAATCCACTAGTGTATGTCGTTGCCATAGTCGTGCTGGTAGCTGCCGGTGCGGCCGGTGGCTGGAAGGCCTGTTCGGATCACCGCGATGCACTGGAACTGGCCGAAGCCAAGAGCAAGAGCGATGCGCTGACCGCCATGGCCCATGAGATCGCAAAGATCGACGTGCGCAACGTGACGATCAGGCAGAAGACCGAGACACAAGTCCGTGAGGTGCCTGTGTATCGCGACTGTAAGAACACGCCCGAAGTGATGAAGACGATCAACGAGGCGCTGTCGTGGGGTGTGAAATGAAACCGCTGCTCCTGCTGCTCATGGCCGTCATGCTGAGTGGATCGGCCTGCAACCCGACGCAACCCGATCCCGGCAATCCTGTCGCCGTGTCGTCGTGCCCCGAACGACTGCCGCCACTGGTTGATGATACGTTCGGCGCGACGGTCAATAAGCTGGTCGAGGTGACCGGCATCTATTTCAAATGTCGTACCGCTGCTGTAGGCACAACCAAGGAGTAAACGTCATGCCAAAGTCAACCGATGCCTGTAATCGAATCCTCAACCTGCTGTATCGCGCAACCGCGTGGGCAAACGTAGCGGACAACGCTGCTGCTGCCCCACTTACCGATGTTTATGTTGCTCTCCACACGGCAACACTGACGGCGGCAACGAACTCACAGGCCGAGAACGAAGTTGCCTACACCAACTACGCCAGACAGGCCGTCACTCGCGGGGCTGGATGGTCAGCCGGGTCTGGTGGCTCCACCAACAACGCGGCGCTGCTGCAGTTCCCGCAGTCCGGCGCAACCGGCGCAACACTGGCAGCGGTATCGACCGGGACAACGGTGAGCGGCGCGACAGCAGTGTGGCACTACGGCACGCTGAACAGCCCGATCACCATCGGTGCAGCGGCGAGCATCACGCCGCAATTCCTTGCCAATGCGCTTGTCATTACGGAGACGTGATGGGCTGGCTCGATAAGTATCCACATCTCTACAACTGCGCTGAATGCGGCGCGAAG